CGGGAAGGGGACGCGATGAAATGGCTTGGACTGTCCTCGCTGAATACAGCGGCAACTTTTTTGTATTGGAGTCCGGCGGCACTACGCAGGGTTACAGCGAAGAAGTATTGAAGATGCTGTCGATGAGGGCCAAGCGTTGGAACGTGACGCAGATCGTGGTCGAGTCGAATTTCGGAGATGGCCTCTTTACTGCTTTGTTGCAGCCGGTGATGAACAAGGTTCACCCTTGTGGCATTGAAGAGATCAGGGTCAACCAGCAGAAGGAACGCCGTATCTGTGATCAGCTGGCACCGCTCACTCAGCAGCATCGTTTGGTGATTAGCGCAGATGTGATCCGTAAGGATTATCAAGACGCTGAACGCAATAACGATCGCGGTTATGAACGCTCACTGCTATTCCAGATGAGCCGCATAACAATGGATCGCGGAAGTTTGAGCGCAGATGACCGGATTGATAGTTTGGCTTTGGCCTGTCAATTCTTCACTGAAGCAGCAGCTCAAGATCAAAACCGTGTCGCAGCGAATCGTGAATATGAGATGTTCATGAACCAGATCGAAATGGCTGCTGATGAGACAGGAGCCAGTATCGATGCACTGGCTCTTGGTCTACCAACGAAATCGATTGGACGGTCGTATGGAGGCTCTAAGCGTGGCGTGTCTTGTCGGCGCCTTTGATCGGCACAATCTTGCCTTGTAATGCAGAGAAGTCGAGCTTCTTTGCCATCTGACTTTTTAGTTGCTCAGATGTGTCCTTATCGAGTTGCGCTGTGATGGCGTTCTGTTTGAGCAGCTGAAGAGCCGTGCGGATGTCGTCATTGGTCTGCTCTCCGTTGTCAATGCGATCTCGAACAGCACGGACAACAGATGCGTGAAGTTCTTCCAGCTCGACATTTAGATCAGGCACTTGTTACTGGTGCAGAGTTCTTTGACCAGTATGTCTGCCAAGTCATGGCTAGAGAAGCCAGTGGTTTGATTCTGTAAATCCTTTGCTCAGCAGAGCAATTTATTTTTGTCATCAGATCTGGTCTGCATTTTGGGTCTGCCAAAACGGCAGAAAAGCAGACCATCCTGTTTTAGATCTCAGTTGTGCAAAGGTTTTTCAGCAGGCATTTGCTGTGGCCGGCCATGGGATTGGGTATGCATAGGTGCAGAACAGGCAATAACACTGGTGTTTAAGCAAGCTCACAGATAGGTTTCGCGAACTCTGCACCAGTGCTTTGCTCAGGATGCGTTTTCAAGCCTGATTTCAGGCGAATGCAGACAAAATGCAGACTGAGCAAGATCTCCAACAGGAACAGCGCCACCGCCAACTCCGTGAAGCTAGGAGGGCGGAAGAGCGTTCGCAAAATCAGCACGTCTCGCTGAAATCTCTAGGCAGGGAAAGCAAAACGAGCTATGGCCATGCGTTGTTCCAGAACTATGGCGAGCTGTATAGCCAAGGGATCAACCTATTCCTGGCGAAAAAGCTGATCGATCCCTATACCGCTGGTCGGCACCACCAGGCGTGGGAGTTTCTGCTGCATTTCGCTAGCCATGGGCCGCGTCCAATTGCAGTGATAGTTCTCACTTGTGTGATTGATCGCATCTCCACGACAAGCGAGAAGAAGAAGCTGGGCAAGACGATCGGTAAAGCATTGCAGGACGAGCTAAACGGCACTGTCCTGCATGAAGAGAAGGGCACTGTGCTGTTAAGCCTGGTCCGCAAAAAGTATGGGCGTAAGGCGGTAAGCAATGAAGTAATGAAAAAGTTGCAGGTGGCGCCGTCGAAATGGACGAATGAAGAAAAGACTGAGTTGGGTTGCCTTTGCCTGGACATCTTGATCTCCAGCACACAACTAATTGATGAACGGATTAGCGGCAGGAAGTTATTGATTCAGCCGACAGAAGACGTCAGGGAGCTGATTCGGAATGAGCCCCCACGGGCGCTGCCGATTCGTCACCTGCCGTCGCTGATCCCACTGGAACCGTGGACTGATGTGAAACGCGGGAACAAGCCGTTGGTGTCCAGCCGGAAGCCAATGGATCTCAGTCATATCGATGCAGGTTCTGTTGGCTTGCAGATCCAGTTGGTGAATGGTCTTGAACGTCAGGCGATGTTGGTTGATCCGTGGATGGCTGAGGTTCAGCGGGAGGCATGGGACAGCAATATGCCTCTATTCCCCGTTCGGCGTGATCCAGACCCAAGGGAACCTGAGCTGTTTAGCTCGATGCGAAAGCGAGCACGAATTGAGGAATCACTGAGCCAGGCAGAGCAGGTGGCTGGTCGTGCGATCTGGCTGGATCATGACCTGGACTTTCGCGGCAGGGTCTATGTATCCAGCCGCTTGGTGGGTCACCAGGGGCCGGATCACGTCAAGGGATTAGTTGAGTTTGGTATTGGCAGCCGCTGTGACCAGGAGGGCTTGGAACAGATGCTGATGGCGGCTGCTGGTCATTACGGCCTAAGTAAAAGTGCTTGGTCGGATCGCTTGGCATGGGGGAAAGCCAACCTGCATCTGATGAGTGCTGTCGCGCAGCATCCATTGGACCGAATGGATTTATGGAAGGACGCATCTGATCCGTGGCAGTTCCTGCAGATCTCAAAGGCGGTGAATGACTGGTTGCTGGATCCACGCAAAGAAATGCACGTCCCGATCAGGTACGACCAGACGTGCAGCGGGATGGGGATCATCGCCTGTCTAACAAGAGACAGGGAGTTAGCCCGTCTTACCAATTGCATTGGTGATTGTCGAGCTGACGTCTACTCCCAAGTGGCGTCAGATCTGTCAGACGAATTGATGCGAGATCGAGATGGATTTGATTTTGGCTCTGCTCGATTGGCTGAGATCTGGCTGAAGCATGGGATTACGCGAGATGTGACCAAAGGGCCGTGCATGACGTCGATCTATGGCGCACGGTATTTCGGAATCGTTGATCAGCTGATGGATTGGCTGATGGAAAAGAACCCATGCCTCGATCTGGAGGAGTGGGACCGGGAGTATGTGATGCCGGCGCAGTATCTGACGAGAAAGCTGAATCTTGCGATCGGCCACAGGCTGAAGAGCTGCGTACAGGTGGAGACATGGCTGAGAAGCATCAGCAAGGCCTGTATGAAGCGACAGCAGCGAATCAGGTTCACGACACCAATGGGCTTCCCTGTGGCCCTTGGAGTTGAGCAGGAGGCCAAGCAGCGGGTCAGGACCGAGATCAATGGCAGCAAGCGGTGGGCAACCAAAGAAGCTGGCGTGATTTCGGGTGAATTAAGTGCTCGCGCCACCAATCGGGGGATCACGGCCAACGTCATCCACGCTTTTGATGCGTCTTTTTGTCATGCAGTAGTGCAGACAATGCAGAGGTCCGACTTACCTGTCATCACGAACCACGACTGTTTTGCAACGCTGCCATCCGCTTCTGCTCAATTACACCGGAGCCTGTTGTTTGAACTGCGCGAGCACTACAAGCCTGATTGGTTGACTGAGATCAAAGAGGAGATCGAGGAAAACGTTGGTATCACCCTGCCGGTGCCACCATTTGTTGGCGACTTGTGCGAGGGAGAAATAGGCAACAACCCTTATGTATTCTCGTAAGTTGAAAAACTTCATGCGATCCCCCTTGACGGATCGCACCTAGACCTGCAAACTTTATTTGCACACCACATGTGACGAGCATTCATGGCTTACTGGCAATCACCAGTCATCTACACCGAACCATTCATTTGCGAATACGCGAAGGTCTTGGGCGAGGCGCGAGGCATTGGCGCTGACGCTCTCGATAAGGACAAGGCATGGTCAGTGAACCTTCTCGGTTCAGCTGAAGACAAGCAGATCGTTGCCTTGCGCGAACAGGTCATGGCTTTCATGAAGGAGGCACATGGCGAAGGCGTTGGGTTCGGCAAAAACTCCAAGCCAAAGATTTCAGCCAATGGGATGCCCCTCAAGGCAGAGACAATCAAGAACGAGGAAACCGGCGAACCGGAGCTGACAGGCCGGATGAAGTTCGTGGTTAAGCGCAAGCTGGTTCAAAAAGGCGGTGCTTTTAATGAAGGCCCACTGGTTGTTGACTCTCAAGGCAACTCCTGGCCGCAAAACGTCCTGATTGGAAACAACTCACTCGTTCGAGTGAAGCTGCATTTCTACGCTTGGGAATATGAAGGCGTTGGCTTGACTGCTGAGCTGCACGCTGTGCAAGTCGTTGAGCACATCCCTTATGGCGGTGCCGAAGAGCTGAGTGCTGACGGCTTTGGCGTTGTCAAAGGCGGCGCAATTGCACCAAAAGAAGAAGAAGCGGCACCTGTCGTGGATGAATGCAGCCTTGATTTCGGCAAGAAGTTAGCGGCAGCCGCTGCTGAAGTCGAAGCCATGGACGATCGACCTTTCTGATGAAAAAGATGCGACGAGTGCGCATCACTTTGCACGTCCCTCTGATGAGTAAGGCACGGCCCAGATCTTTTTCTGGGCAAAAAGTTCCTTACATGCCTGCCAAATATAAAAAGTGGAAGGCAGAGGTTCGTGCTCAGTTGGCCGAGTGGTGGACTGATCCGCCGCTTGATCGGGTTGAGATGGTCATCCTCAAATTCAGAGGTCCAGCAAGGGCTGATCTCGACAACTTGATGGGTGCAATTCTTGATTCGGGCAATCAACTTATTTGGAAGGACGACCGTGTTTCGGTCATCTCAAGGTTGTACGGACAGTTTGAAAAAACAAAAGAGGCTGACTCTCAAATTGAACTCACGCTTAGGTATTTCCCATGAATTGCCCACATTGCGGCACTGATAAAAGCCGCATTCTTGAAACGAGAGGCGACCGTCGGGTTCGCCAGTGTTCCAATTGCTTGAAAGATTTTGCGACCTATGAAGTCCTGGCTGCTTACGCCGGTCGTGACAGGGGATGGATCCATGAAGGTCCACCACAGGAAGAGGCAACCGAAAAGCCCAAGCTGTTGCCGAAGCCTGAAAAGAAGAAGCCTGCGCGATTTCATCCTGTTCAGCTGGAAGACGAACTTCTGACTGCCGATAAGGATCTTGCTGATCTGCTGGTGGCTTGGTGGGATGAGTCTCGCTGGTCTAAGCACCAGAAATCAGCGTCGTGGACTCGCGCTGCATGGCTATCAAATGCAAATCGTGTGATCAAGATGCCTCATGCCAAGGCGATGGCATTAGCCAAGCGTGGTGTGGAGATGGGATGGCAAAGCCTGCAAGAGGAATACGTCAACGACGTTTCGTCTTCTACAGATCAAGGCCAGATGGCACCACGAAATAGTGCCATGCAAAAAGCAATTGAGCAGATTGAGCAATGGCAGACCAATTAGACGCTGAAACTTTCCTTGCTGGCGTCGAGATGATCCAGCAGCAACTTCGCATCAAACGTGATGACCAATGGTCAACCAACGTTTGCAAGCTGAAGTACACAAGCTTCCTGTCTGAATTTCCCGAAGTCAGCAGCGTCCAGTTCTTCTGGGCCTGTGAGCAATGGATTCAGATGTTCTCTGCCAAAGACTTCGCCACATTCCCAACGTGGCAGGAGTTGATGATTCCGCTCTATGCGGTGGAGAACGGTAAAGCGAATCGCAGCTGGGGTTTCAAGCGAGATCTCCCTGCATTTATTGCGCCAACCCCAAGTCAAAAAGCTCAATTGCCGGAAAGGCCCCGCTCAATTGCAGGTGCTGTTGACCCTCTAAATAGTGACGCCTATGAAGTCGTGATCACTCCACGATCGGAACCACAGCATTTGTTGCCGGAAAGCGGTCTTGTCGAGAACGGCTTAACCGCAGAACAGTGGGCCAGCTATTTACGAGAGCTGGAGGCTGAGATTGGAACTTCTGATTAGCAAGGGTTCTCTTCAGCAAATTCTGGAGAGAGGCTTGGTGACCGGAAAGTGGTCAATCGCTCAGTTCAACCGCCGTGATTACAAGTCTGAAACCAAAGTTCAGCTTGAGTTGATCCTGCCGAGAAGCGGCTTTTTACAAGAACACCCTCAATTCCTTGACCGAAATTTCCGTGACCTATCCGCCTACGAGAGAGCAAACCATCGTGGAGCTTTCTGAGTTCAAGACCAAGGGTTCAGCTGACATCGACCTTTCAACTCTTCATGCTTATGCCCATTACGCCAGTGAGGAATACGACAAGAGTTTCCACGCTGACAATGCCCACGATCAGGCCTGGTGGGACGGCGCCCTTGCGATGGCCCGATGGATCATCGAGGCAGAAGGGCAATGAATTACATCCTTTATGACCTGGAGTTTTATGCCTATCGTTTTGCAGCCGGTAATTCTGAAGATGTTGAGTTCCCTGGCAGTTGGTGGATTCATACTTGCAATCACAAAGACGCTTTGCTCGACTTCATCGAGCACGCCGAAGGGTTGCTTGAGAAATTCCCAGGACATGATTTGTTCCTCGCTCGTGGGGACCGGCGCAATTTCCGGCATGACATCTGGCCGGAATACAAGGCAAACCGAAAAGATCGCCGTCGTCCTCCGGGCTATGGCAAATTCATCGAGGGTGTAAGTGACTACTCGAAAGGAAGGGGTTGGTTCACTGGTGGATTTAAGGGAGTCGAGGGCGATGACGTCCTTGGCATTCTGAATGAACCAGGCAGCGTCATCGTTTCTGGTGACAAGGACATGCTCACCTTGCCTGGCCAGCATTACAGGGATGGCGAGCTGGTCGAAGTCACCAAAAGCCAGGCTGACGCTGCTTTCTTCAAGCAAGCGTTAGTCGGTGATGCCAGTGATAATTACCCTGGCTGCCCCGGAATTGGCGACAAGAACAAGCTTTTCCGCAGTAAGGAATGGCTTACGGCTGATTCAGATGCGGAGTATTGGGCTCAAGTTCTACATCACTACGAACGCGCTGGATTTGATGCGTTGTATGCAATCAGTCAGGCTCGCTGTGCTCGCATACTCCGGGTCGGAGAATTCGACTTAGCAGCCGGAACTCCTCACATGTGGAATCCACCAGTAATCTGATAGCAGTTCTTCAATTGCATGGATTACTTCCCGCCGATCGATGAACGCCTTGTGGCTGCATTAGGGGCGAAATTCCCTGATCAGTCACCGACGCTTGAGATGAGCGAGAAAGAGGTTTGGTTCGCGGCAGGGAATGCACATGTGATTAGGTGGCTTGCTATGAAGATGGAAGAGCAAAACCAGCAAAACCTGGGAGGCCTCTGATGTGTAGCGGCGGCGGTGGCGGCGGTGGCACGATCACGATGCCTGATACAGACGCATACGACCGGCAGCTGGATAGACAGCTACAGGCCATGCAGTCGCAGTACGACGGCAAAATGCAGTTGGCTCAAGGGCGACTTAACAGCACCTTGCGTGAGCAAGCAAAAGTTTTGGGAGAGTTGGAAGACTATCGAACGCAGCGTGCAGAGGAAGTCGCATCAGTCGAGGCTGAGGCCAGAAGAATGGCAAACATTGTTGGCCCCCCACCACCAGAAGAATCGGCAAAGGCTCCTGTTGTAGGGCGTGACCGTTTTTCCGGGTCAGGTCTTAAAGGCAAGCGTGCATTACGCATTGCTCGATCTGGCCAAGCTTACAAATCTGGGGCTGGCCTCAACATCACCTAAAGGAGATCCATCATGTGTTTCGGCGGCGGCCCATCAGCACCAGAAGTTAAATACGTCGGTCCTAGCGACGATGACATTCAGCGAAGCGAGCAACAGCTGCAAACGTATCAGCAGCAAATGGCTCAGCAGCAGCAGCAGTTTGAGTCACAGCTGCAAACGCAGATTGCAGATGCTCAAGCGGACACTGAATCCCTCAGGTCTGAATTTGCAGCAGAAACGGCAGCGGCAGCAGGCGCTAGTGCAGCAGATACGTCTGCTTACACAACAACAGCGCAACAAACAGAAGTCCCTGTAAGTGCTCAGACGACATCTTCATCTAAAAAGAAAAAAGAGAATAAATCGTCTTTACGAATCAGCTCTGCCGCCACGCCTCAAGCGGCTGGGTCTGGCCTCAATATCGGAGTTTGATCATGTGCAGTGGTGGCAAAAGACGGCGTGAAAAAGTACGCGCTGAAAACCAGCAAAAGCGGCTGAACAAAGAAGCCGAAAGGAAGCAGGAACAATTGAATCGTTTGGCAGAGGAGCGAACGCTTGTGGCTCAACAGCAGCAAGCGCGGTCAGTTGCCTTGCAGCGACAAATGGCTGATCAGGAAATTGCTCAAACCAAGCAGGTGGCAGGATTGCAAGCCGACCAGGCCAAGAGGATCGGCGGTATTAAGGCTCAGGGGGCCGCTGCTAGCAGTGCATTACGTGCATTGGCTCAGCCACAACCAACAGCCCCAACAGCACAGATAACAAAACGCATTGGCCAATCAGGCGCACCAAAGGCAACAAAATCGTCATTGCGAATTGGGCAAACTTCTAGGGGCGCCGGGTCCGGTTCAAACTTCAGTATCTAGCCATGAAGACAGCACAAAGCATTTATGACGGCCTGCAGTCCGAAAGGAATTATTGGCTTGATCGAGCACGCCGATCGGCAAGTCTGACGATTCCGTATTTGATACCAAGATCAAATACTCCAATGCAAGAGAATTTCGATTCATTTGTGTTGCCTTGGAACGGGATTGGTCAGCGCGGAACAAATAACTTGTCTGCGCGATTGTTGATGGCGATCTTGCCACCAACAGAGGCTTTCTTTCGTTTCACTCTTGACCCTGTTGAGATGGAAAAGCAAGAGGCTCAGATGCTTCAGCAGGGGGCTACTCCTGATGAAGTGGCTTCTGCTAAGTCTGAGATCGAGCTTGCACTGAATAAGCTTGAGCTATCGCTGTTACGCAGTATTGAAACGAGCAATGATCGTGTCGTAGTGCATGAAGCACTGATGCACCTAATTGTTGCTGGCAACATTCTCGTTTATATCGGAGATGATGGTCTTGTCGCTTATCCATTAAATCGATATGTGCTCTTAAGGGATCCAACAGGGGAGCCTTTGACCGCAGTTGTATGCGAAACGATGGCAATCGAACAGCTGCCTGCAAGTATTCGTGATGCGCTGAAAAAGAATGATGACGAATATGGCGCAATGCTGGAGACAGCAGATCCCGGTGGGATGGGGCAGCCAGAAAAAACAGTTGATATTTACACCTGCGTGAAATGGACGGAAAACACGGTCGAATGGTGGCAGGAGATTAACAAGAAAGAAGTTGAGGGGACTAGGGGGACATCGAAGAAAAGTACGTCGCCCTGGCTGCCTCTCAGAATGTCTTCTTACCAGGCCAGCAGTTATGGCCCTGGGTATATCGAAAGTGCTTGCATTGCAGATCTCCAAACAGCTGAGGCGCTATCTCAGGCGGTGTCTGAATGTGCGTTGGTTAGTGCTCAAGTCAAGCATTTAGTTCGGCCTAGCGGTGTCACAAATGCCAAACAATTAGCGGATAGTCCTAATGGCGCTTACCTGCCAGGCAACCCGGATGATGTGTTTACAGTGCGCACTGACAAGGGGTCAGACATCAACGTTGCATTCACTGCGCTGCAGCGGATTGAGCAACGTCTAGCAGCGAGCTTCATGCTTTCTGAGATGCGTGACGCAGAGAGGGTGACTGCTGAAGAGGTAAGGATTTCTACATTGCAGACGGAAACTGCACTCGGGAATGTCTACGCCATTCTGACCAGTGAGTTTCAAGCCCCTTATATCCGAAGGCGGCTGGCTCTTTATATGAAGGAAGGCGGGATGCAGCAGCTTCCTGAAGGTCTTGTGCAGCCAATGGTTAGCGTCGGATTGTCTGGTGTTGGCCGTGGCAACGATTTAGAAAAGACCGCTAGGTTTATGCAAATCTTGCAGCAATCTATTGGACCTGAAGGCATGGCAAAATATATCAACAACACAGAACTGATTAAGCGTTTAAGCAGCTCAATGGGCATTAGTCCATTGGGCCTTGTGAAGTCTGAGCAGCAGATTGCGCAAGAGATGCAACAGGCACAGCAAGAAGCAATGCAGCAAGAGTTTGTCTCTGCTGGTGCGGCTAACCCTGACAAGCTTGCGCAAGCTGCTCAAACAGCGCAAGAAATGAACACACCACAACAAGAAAATGGCTGACCTAATTCCAGGGCCAACGATTCCAGTTGGTTACGACCCACAGTTTGAAAATGCGGAGGGCTTAATTGGTCCAGGGCAGGAGGAGCTTGCACAGCAGCTCTTGAATGAACAGGAGCCTCAGCCTGAGCCTCAGTCTGATTCAGGACTAATCGGCGGCAAGTTCAACACACAGGATGACTTGCTGAAGGCATATCAAGAGCTTGAAAGGAAGCAGAGTCAGCCCCAGGTGGATGGCCCTGCGTCTGCTCAGCCTCAGAAATACACAGCTGAGCAAGCAGCAGAAATTTATGGCGATGAGATCGTCAATTCAGTGAATGAGGCTGGATTAAATATGGCTGAACTGATGTGGACCGCTGACCAAGGCGGAGACATCAGCCAGCATTACGACGCGCTAGCTCAAGCGATTGGCGTGCCAAAGCAGGTGGTGGAAAACTACGTGTCCAAAAGCCAAGTAGATGCAGCGCCTAGTGGTGAACTGAGTGCTGCTGACGAGGCTTCAATCATGAATGAAGTCGGTGGCGCAGAAGCTTTTGAGCAATTAAGTGGCTGGGCCAAAAGCAACTTGGAAGCAAACGAGCTGTCTGATTACAACGCCGTTGTTGATAGCGGAAACAAGGACGCTATTCGCTGGGCTCTAAAAGCAATGCAAGCCAAGTCATCTGGTGGCCAGCCTTCTGAGCCGCGCTTAATTCGCGGCCAGGCACCAGCCACTGAGCCTCGCAAGTTCAACTCTCAATCAGAGGTGTTGGAAGCGATGAACAAGCGCGACAGCCGTGGACGGAAGCTTTACGAAACAGATACTGAATATCAACGCAAGTTTGCTGAGCTGCTTAGCAATAGCGACGTTTTCAGTTAAGTTGTCGGCAGGGATACTCTGCACCACTGCAACTGATCGGCCCCTGCGGGGATAACCGAAAGGATTGAGAGGCCGCGAATCCTACGCAAACTTCAATTCTTTTCAATCATGGCTGACGCTGATCTCAAAAGAGTAGGTCAAATTAAAGGCACCGGTGGTTCATGGACCGCTGGTGCTACTGCTCAAGATGGTTATCGTGCTCTGTTCCTTAAGCTTGGAAGCGCAGAAGTGCTTTCGGCATTCGAGGAGTATTGCGTCTTCAAAGGTAAAACTAAGGAGCGTAATATCAGGGGAGGCAAAAGTATGGCCTTTCCGATCACGGGCAAGCAAAGTGCGGCCTATCATCAGCCGGGCACTGAGATTACAGGAGGAACTAATGATCCCTCCGATCTCAATGAGCGCATCTTGACGTTAGATAGCCTCATGATTGCCGACGCAGCAATCGCTGAGGTTGATGAACTTATGGCCTACTGGCCGGCACGCCAAGAAATCACCCGCGAATTGGGCCGGGCTCTTGCCTACGAGTACGACAAGCGCGTAGCTCGCATCATCTATGCAGCTGCTAACAACAGCACTGAGCCCCTTGCTAAGTCCATTAACACTGGCCGCGTAGGTGCAACAGTGACTCTTGGCGCTGACTACACCGGCGCTGCCGCAACTCGTCAAGAGAAGGGTGACGCTCTTGTGAACGCCATTTTCGATGCACGCATCGCGATGGAACAGAAGGACGTTCCTACCGACAACCTTTATGCAGTTTTCGGTCCTGATGACTATTACGCCATCACAATGTCGTCTCGCGCTATTAACACCGACTTCAATTCAGGCGGTGGCAATGGCACAATTGCAGACGGCAAAACCCTGATGGTGGCTGGGATTCCTCTTTATTCCAGTAATCACGTTGTCCAGCCTGCCTACTCGCTGGTCGCTGGAGATTGCAACGCAGAGTATGCACAAGACCTGAGTAACAACAAAGGCCTTGTATTCCATAAGGACTGCGCTGGCGTCTTGACCATGTTGAGCCCAGCTCTTCAGGTCACGTCAGGTGACTGGAACGTTTCTCACCAATCCACTTTGATGGTCGCCCGTCAAAACATTGGTATGGGCGTTCTGCGTGCCGAGTGTGCTGTCTCTATCGGCGTCTAGTCCTAGGGTTAGATTGCGTGAAGAGTAGGGGGGTGGCTAGGTCTTCGGACCTGGCCCCTTTTTTTATGGGCTTTAACATGTAGTCATTACTTGTGCATGTGACATGGGAACGGCGCAGCAGGCGATGACTCCAGGGAGAACAACCCTGCTGGATGCCGTCAACACTCTTTTGGTAAACATTGGCGAGCAGCCTGTTTCGTCATTGGAGAATGAGCAGATTCAGGACTCAAGAATTGCTCAGCAAACGTTGCTTGAATTTCACAAAGACGGGCAAACCCGTGGATGGTCTTGGAACAGGGAAGAGGCGTATCCATTTAGCAAGGACTCTCTGACCGGAGAAGTAGAAGTCCCTTCCTCAGTGATGTCCTGGTCAGTAGACCCCTACCAGTTAAACGGTCGTTTTATCTTGCGTGGTACTCGCGTTTACGACAAGCAAATCCGATCTTTCAGCATTCCTGATGATGTGGTGCCGATTAAAGCTGACGTGATTTGGCTGCTGTCTTGGGACCAGTCACCTGAAGCCTACAACCGTTGGACAACAATTCGGTCAGCGAGGGTGTTTGCCACTCGAATGCTTGGCTCCGATTCTTTAACTCAATACACAGCTGTTGATGAACAAGCTGCGCTGACGGAGTTGATGAGGGTTGAATACAACCAGTCTCAGCCCAACTCACTGACAGGTGGGCCTGGAATGGTTCCTATCCCTACTTACAGCCCTGAGCTTGGCTTGCTGCGTGGCGTCCATGGGGGTGTGAGCATTGGCTAATCTCGTTTCTTATGCAATCCCCAATCTGATCCAGGGGATCTCTCAACAACCTGATGCTCAGCGTGACCCAAGTCAAGGTGAGATTCAAGTCAATGGTGTCTCTTCGATTGCGGAAGGCCTTAGGAAGCGAGACAACACAACTGTTCTAGCGAAGGTGAGCACTTCCCCTTTCGGGGACGCCTTTATTCATTCGATCTTGAGAGATCAGAGTGAAGAGTATCTAGCTGTGATTACTAATTCAGTGATCAGGGTGTTTGATCTGCAGGGCGAAGAGTATGACGTTCTGCCAGACACGAATGCTTATAACTATCTAGCAAGCGTCACTGACGCTCGACAGCAGGTCAGGGCTGTAACCATTGCGGATTACACATTTGTGATCAACACAAATGAAGTCGTAGCAATGGATTCAGCTGTTGCCCCAAAAGTATCTAGGCCACCCCACGAATGCTTGATTTGGGTTAAGCAAGCTGCTTACGGCAATGAGTACACCGTCAACGTCAATGGATTTGAAACCACAGTTCAGACAGCAGTAGCGCCGGTAGTCAGTGACGGCACGACTGTTACTGAGAATCGGATCAGTTCAGAAGAAATCGCTGCGCAGATCATCGCTGGTCTTGGCACGGCTGGGCTTACCGGTTACACCATTGAGCAGTCTGGATCGGTGATCTGGATTTGGGGGACCAGCGCAATCACGGTAAAGGCGACAGACGCTAAGGCCAATTCAACGATCACTGCAATTCTGTCTTCAGTTCAATCTTTTATAGAGCTTCCAACAATTGCGCCACAGGGCTATCAGATTGAAATTGAAGGAGACCCAGGAAACAACTTTGATGGATATTACGTGGAGTTTGAGCCGCGTGATGGTGTGTTTGGCGAGGGGTCATGGCTTGAGACCGTGAGCCCTGGAGTCGAATATAAGATCAATGCCTTGACGATGCCTCACGCTCTGATCAGGACAGGGGCATCTCCAAAGCCTCAGTTTTGGTTTGGGGCAATAGATGGTCAGACAGTCGCAAACATCCCCGACCCTGTGCCTACTTGGGGGGAACGGACTTGCGGTGATTACGACACAGCAAAAGATCCTAGTTTTGTTGGCAATGCCATTGCAGATGTCTTTATCTATAAAAATCGACTCGGGTTCCTTGCCGATGAGAATGTCATTCTTAGCCGTACTCGCGAGTTCTTTGCTTTTTTCCCAGAGACGGTTACGACTGTTTTAGATACTGACCCGATTGATGTTGTCGCTAGCAATAACAGAGTATCAATCCTTAAATATGCAGTCCCTTACCAAGACGAGCTGATCTTATTTAGTGCTCAATATCAGTTTCGTTTCAATGCTGCTGAGACAGTCTTGACACCAAGAACAGCGCAGCTGACAGTCTTGACTCAGTTTGAAGTCGATACCACCGTCAGGCCACAGCAGGCAGGTAGTGGAATTATCTTTGCTCAGCAAAACGGCGATTGGACACAGCTCAGAGAGTTCAGCGTGCGCGGGGCGGGAACTGCCTTGACGGCAGATGCCGCAGACCTGACTGGTTATGTGTCGAGCTATGTGCCGTCTGAGATTTTCAAGATGACGGTGAATGATACAGGCAACGGCTTGTATGCAATCAGTGGTCGTCAGCAGTCTGGAATCAATTATCAAAATCGTATTTACACCTATAAGTATTTTTACCGAAACAGCGGCAGCGGTGCCGAGCGAGTGCAGTCAAGTTGGAGTCACTTTGAGTTAGATGGCGTTGATCAAATCCTCCAAGTCCTTTGCGTAGAAGAAGTCCTTTATTTGTTGACTCAATACGGCAATGACGTTTATTTGGAGAAAATGCCGGTGTCAGACCGTCAACCAGAAACGGTGACGATTGCACCGTTCAAGCTTTTGCTTGATCGACGGGTGACTAGCACTTCTGAGACGCCACCTTTGCTGCGCATGGCGGCAGGCGTTTATGACTTACAAAGCAATCGAACTACATTCACGTTGCCTTACTCGGCGGCAAGCAATACACAGGTTTGGACAATGTGGGACGCCGCTGATCCAGCTGCTTTGGCCCCTGTCTTTTTGGGAGAGACCGCATCTGGCACAACCGTGACTTGCAAGGGTGACTACTCCAATGTTGATGTAGCCGCAGGCGAACCTTTTGAATTTAGGTATCGATTCACCAAGTTCAAGTTGGTCAAGGAAATTGGTGGTGGAAAAACAGCGGCGAATGCGACTCGCACACAAGTAAGGAATGCCAAGCTTAGATACCACGAAACTGGGTATTTCCAAGTCAAGACCTTGCCTGAGCATCGAGAGCCAGGCCTTTACACGTATGACGGGACAGTGAGTGGTGTCATGAACGCTGCAATTGGACGTCCATCGACTGCTGATTTGTCAGATAACTATGAGCGTTATGCCGAAGGGATCTTTTCAATTCCTATTTATGGCAAGGGTGATCAGGTTTATGTAGAGCTAATTTCTGATAGACCGCTACCTTGCAAGTTCTCCACTTGTGAATGGGTGGCGCTATTAACTACAAGAGCGCAGGCTTTGCAATGAAGTGGGCTTTCCCAACGGAACAACGCATCCTTGAGGTTGGAACCAACCTTAGAAAGGCCGATCGTGATGAGGTTTGGCTTAGCCACCGCCAAAAGGGGCTTGATGCCGTTATTGAGAGCTGGAAGCACAGCAGTCTCTGCCGTTGCATCGTGACGGACGAGGGCGAGCCGGTGGGAGTAACTGGTCTTGTGAGAAACCGGATTTGGTTGCTGGGAACCGATAATTTGGTGGCAACACGCGAAAGACGTTTGCAACTGTGCAAAGAAGGGCGAGGATGGGTAGAGCACTGTTTGCAGGTAGCTGGTATGGCAATTGGAAATGATGTCTATGCCAAGAACAGGGCCAGCATCCGTTGGCTTAAGCATCTGGGATTTAGCGTCGCGTCCCCAAGGCCTTTAGGGGAAAGTGCTGCGTTGTTCTGTGAGTTCTGGAGGTCTGAATAATGATTGTCATTTCGCCTCTTGTCGCTGGTCTGGCTACTGGTGGATTGCAAGCCGGGATGGGAATCTTTGGGGCTTTTAACCAGCAGCAAGCAGCAAGGCAGCAGTACCTGAATGACGTCACCTTTCAGAATGCCAACAATCGTTTTTCGATGTGGCAGGCAGGTTTTAGTTCGCGAGTTCAGGACGCGAACAAGCAACATCAGTTCTGGCAGGAGACTGTCAATTACAACCAGCAACTGGCATACGCGAATTCACAGCGCAATGTTGAACTGTTGAGGGCGGCGGACCAAGCCAAGGTCGTTGCAGAAACCAGGGCATCTGCTGGTGCTTCCTATGTCGGAAGCAGTGATGCAATTGCAGATCAGTTTGCTCAAGCTGAGATGAGTGCTGCTGTAGCTCAACAGCAATACACATGGAGAGCATTGTCTGCCAGGTCATCGGTGAGAGCAATGGAGATGGAAGGCAATTCAGTGGATCGCATCGTCAATAACTATGCGTTTCAGCTTGGTGACGCAGTGACGTTGGCAGCAATTGAATCCGACTGGAGGGAGAACCAGTACACCGACGCGCAAGCTCAGCAGGTGACTCAATACCTGAATCAATGGAACAGTCAATCGTTCTATGAGTCGCAAACGATCTTTGATCCGGTTGCACCGTTTGCACCATTGCCCACGTTGATGACGCCACCGCCGCCGAGTCGAACGGGTGCGCCGCCTAGTAATGCAGCTTTTGCCACGAGCATCGCTAGTGGGTTGATTGGTGGCGTATCGCAAGGCTTCAGCACTTATTCAGGAATGAACAGGCTGAAAACACCTTCTAGTTCACAAGGCCCAGGCACGGGCACCCCGTTCGGTGCTGGTTTCAATTTTGGGCTTCTCGGAGATTATTCCAATGGCTGAACGTTTATTCCAGAGTCAGCTGCGCCCTGTTGCTCAGCCACTTAACACCTTTGTTAATCCGCAACAAGTGCAACGGGCTGGTGTTTCGCAGCAACCATTGCTTGGGCAGGTCAGCAAAATTGCAACATTGCAGCAAGCTGGCACAAGCAGTGTTGGTGGTTTTAACCAGTTTGAGCAAATGGCTCAAGCCCTTGGGGGATTGAATAAAAACTTGGTTTCATTGGTGGACAAAGGTTTTAAGCAGTACGCCAAGGGGAACATTGAAGCTGGCTATTACGAGGCGCTAAAGAATCAGCAGACGCTTGGCGTCATGACATTGCAGCAAAACCAAGAGGCTGGTGCTGCAGAAGCCGCGTCAATGATTGGTCAGCTTGAGAAGACTGACCCAGTTGGGGCGTCTTTACTGCGTGAAGCAAACCCGTGGAAGGCTATTGGCCGCCGACGTGCATTGGCACAGCTTGCTGCTGGCCAAGTGTCTACTGTCCTAAACGGTGCATTAAGCCAAGAGGCGGGAATGCTGGCTGGAATCAAGCCAGGCACGCCTGAGCTGATGAAGATAAAGCAAGAAAAGACTCAGGAAGTCTTGAATCAATTTGGCTTAACAGGAAGTGAGCCTGAGGCTACTTATTACGTGACTCCTGTCATGAATAAGTCCTGGGATAATTTCACTAAAAAACAAAGTGAACTTTATAACGAAGAGTTATATCAAAGCGCAATCGAGTCGACTAATCAAGCAGTGAACTCAACGCTGATGCAGGCGTCAGTAGATGGCATTATTTTGCCGGATGGATCTGTTTTGACGCCAGGCAGCGTTGGCTTTGGCAGTGCAGCAGGTATTGAGTTGACTAGGCAGATTGATGCAGGCCTGGCAATGCTTGGCGGCAAAGACAAGATAGATGCGATGAAGAAGATCAAGGAAAGCTTGGGTGCTGTTTATGCAATGAATATCCCTGGCATCCGTGACGCGATTGGGAATATACGACTTGGCAACAGGAGAGACGATATAAGAACGCGACCCAGATGGCTTGATGCCAATCCATTTGAGCTGATGGATTACACCAACAGTGGGATGAAGATGGTCAAAGAAGGCGATGAGCTGAAGCAGGCAGAGCTTGAGCGCGGACTGAGATCAGCGGCAATTGATCCTGAAATGGGAATTGTTGGGATTACTGATGAGGCGGAATTAAGCGCACGGATCACAGGCTTGCGTGGTCTTTATCCAGGCTTGCGAGATGTAGATAAGGTTCTGAGTGAATTGATTTCTGAGAACAATCAAGTCAATGAAGAACAGTACGCAATTCCGTTTGACCGGAAAGCTGAAATGGTGGAAGCGTTTGACCAGCTTACGCCAAACGATGTAAGCCTTGAGAATTATCCTGAGCTGGTTCGACAGGCCAGAGCGGCTGCTGCGTTAGAGCCACTCAGGGAAGATAGAGAAACAAAGCTCAAAGAGTATCTGGGCAAGATCAATAAGGCGCGTGAAGATTTTGCCACGTTGCCAACAGGCGCAGCGTTGCAATCAAACCTGTCTCGTTCTGTTAAAGAAGATCTGAACGATCCAAGTATTGCAAAGCTCAAGGGCAGAGCGTCAGCATCTTTTATTGATGGCTTAATCCAGCTTCAAGGTGCCGAGGCCACTCCAGATTCACAGCGTTATGTGGAATTTGCCAATGATGTTAGGGGCTTGTATGAGAACGCAATTTGGAGCAAATTCACTGATTACCGGAACAAAACTGGCGGGAAGAATATCCCTTTAGACCAGCAAGCCAGGTTGAGGGAAGAGGCGATTGCAGAAGTCCGCAAATCAGATGCATACAAGGAAGCCAAAGAAAGAGCATTGAAAGCCGCACCACCACCAGCTGGTAGTGATGGCACACCGCAAACATTTGTGCCTGTTGACGTTGAGAAAGAGCCTTCACCCCGCGCATCAGCGAACACCATTCCGCAGAACAGAGCGAGGCAGTACGCCAAAGAACCAGTGATGAATCAATACTGGGTTCGTGATGAGATGAAAAGCCTTAGTGAAGGCAAGTCAGTAAGCACTCAGTTATATGACTTAGCGACAAAAGCAGGCACCAGCACTGATCGCTATTTACTAGAGCAAATCAAGTTCTTTCCTGCTTTAGATCCACAGGGCAGATTTCGCGGTGTCCTTGAAAAAAGAGTCGAACGGGCACGTCAAGCAAATACACCAGCCGCTTCCAACTTCGAGGCAGCTACAGACCCGATGGGCAACCAGTCCTATTCAGGCCGGAGTCCTGGTGCATGGCTGATGAGCATGTTTGAGCGGCCAGCTGCTGCAGGAACATTGCCGCCAAGTCTGCGAGTGCCAAGCCTGAGTACACCCGCTGTTAATGGCAACTGGGTCACACCTTCTGGGTATGAAATTGTTCAATACGTCACGGGTGATGTAACTGCGCCGCATGACGGCGATGCATTGATTGTTGATTCAGCTGGCCACGGCGGTGATCACTATCACAACCACTACGAGTTCGCGACGGTTGCTGGACGCAAGCGTGCTGCTGCTGCATTTCGGTCGGCAGGCTTCCGCGTTACATCTGAAGTGAGGGAAGGCGATCCCAACTCTCACGGTGTTGGCCGTGGGCTGGATGTTGCACCACCCCTGAACCTCCCTCGCACCGTTGAAGCGGAGGCCAGATGGTCTCGTGCTGCCAACGCCATTCTCGGTTTTACCCCCTAGGACACTCATGAACGACTTTGAAGGATTTGAAATCCCTGAGCTGTCCGACCAGGACATGCAGGGAATGGAACCTGTCACCGCAAGGCAGGGCAATAGTCCCCGGCAGGAAATGGCCGGGAAGGTCAAGGATGACTTTGGTAATTACATCAGCGCCGATACGCAGATTGGTGGGGTGAGTGCCAGGGAGTGGTATGGGATGAATCCCGATCAGCGCCGTGCGCAAAAAGCCAAAGGGTTTGAAGAGTCGCTTGGTCCGCTGAAACCGTTAGGCCAATTCGTCAATTCCATTGCATCGCCAGGATTTATTGAAGGCATCATTTCGGAGCCTTTCAATGCAGTCAGCAACCTGACTAATGCAATTGGCGACAAGATTCAAGGAAAGGAAGTAGACCTCAGTGACGCATGGCAGATTCGGCAAGAGGATCTTGCAAAGCTGAACCCTCAGCGGACGACTCTGACTGGACGATCAGAGGAGATTCTTCCGCAGGATGAAGGTGGTAGGGCATGGGGCGGAGTTGTTGCAGGTGAGGTGGCTGGTGTCGTCACTGGCACGGCAGTCTTGAACAAGCTGGGCAAGATCCCAGCCCTGGTGCGTCTAGGCCAAGCAGCCTTAAAAACTCGCACCGCTCAAAAGATTGCGGTCAAGGCTGCCACTGACAGGAGGGTCAGAGGTGCTGTGAACTTTGGCCGATGGGGCGGAGAGGGCTTGGTCGATACAGCATTCAGCACGTTGTATCAGGATCCCCGTGGAAATATCGCCAATCTTGGTGACGCTGTTGGGCTTGAACTGCCTGGCAGATATGACGAGGAAACAGATAACTATCTAGACGCATTTGGCAAATCGTTGGTGACGGATGGTGTCGCTGCACCATTAGCCCTGATCGGGGCTGGTGCTGCTGTCCCAATTACCAGAAGGCTTGCGACCAATGGCGACCTGCCGCGTTTTATGCAGGAAGTGGCTGACATTGAGCTGGCTCCTTATAACGCCAGTGTTGGTCAAGCAGCTGCAGTTCAAGCCCCTGGCCGAATGATGGATGTCCCTGGTGCTCGACCAGAGCCAGGCATTCCATCACCAGTACCTACAGGCAATCGTTCACTGGCACCGGCTGCTGCTGCAGACCTAGTTGATACAGGTGCCCGATCACTTCCACCAGTTGGCCGGACAAGTTTTGATTACGGGCAGTTTGAGGCTGGGCCTGGATCTGTTGCTGGCACTTTCGATTCAGCAATCAGCCGGACAACTTCTGATCAACGCTTAATTCAGCAGGTCGAAGCACAGCGAACTCGCCTTGAAGGGATGGGTCTGCAGGTCCGGCAAGGGACTGGTCAATATGAGCTGAGCTTCCCTGGCAGTGTTGATCCAGAGGTAAAGCTTCAGGTCCGAGCGCAACAAGTTGAGCGCGGCAAGCTTCTCAAGATGGCAGAAGAAGGGCAAGACGTTTCTGAAGAGCTAGCTCAAATCGATCAGTCGATCACAAACTTGATCAGTGGTGGCACTGAAGCAGAAATTCCACCATTGCAGGTTGAGCTTCCTTTCCAAGACGCACCTGACCCACGTCCAGAGATAAGCACTTTTCTTGCAGAACTGGATGAACTGGACGACGCACAGCTCAGGCAGATTTTGCCAAACGTTGATGTCAATGAAAAGCTTGCAGCAAAGCAGGCTGAGCTTGAGGGCGTTGAAGGACAGATCGCGGAAGTTCAGCGACAAATTGCGGAAGTCAATGAACGTGTTCAATTGCCAGATGGCACCAAGAAAAAATTATCGGCAACTGGCGCTAAGCGAAAGCTGAATCCTTTAACCAGACAGCTGGAAGAATTGCAGGCAAATGTTGAGCGTTTGCAGCAGACACCAGCTCAACCATTTCTGGTTGGCGATCAGCTCAACCTGGCGATGGATCAGCAGAAGGTGCTCGAACTCTTCCCCAGTGCAGAGATTGAAATGCCTCCTTTCTTTGACATGGAATGGGACGAGGTAGCTGGCATGTATCGCACATCTAAATCGCCACAGGGGTATGCCTCTGTTGACGCCTACCGCGAAGCATTGCAGAAGTTCCCGCGTGATCTACTGCGCAAGATGAATGCACCACTTGAGGTCAGTGGTGATGGACGGATTGCGGCGATTTTGAAAGCACGTACAGGGCGAAGGGTTTGGTCAGCCAAAAAGGACGACATCATTGACGCAATGATTGAGTTCGCTCAGAAGCAGGGCAAATTTCTTGAGCCTGTCGGACAGCAACTTGAATTTGAGATGCAGCAATCGCTGCCTTTCAACAGCTTGCGCCAGTCTCTTGACGCTGATGGCAACCCTGTCGTTGATCTTGTTCCATCTGAATTTCCTGGTGGCCCAGGGATGGATGCCGCACAGCGCGAAGATTTCAAGCAACGGATCCTGCAGGCTGCAATTGATAACGGTGAGGTGCAGCCAGATGTCACGCCAATCCCAGCCAAGGTTCCTCAGCCTGAGTTCAACCAAACCGAGCTGATCGATTCGTTATTCGCAGATGAAACTGGTCAGTTGCCATTGATGTTTGCTACCGACATGATCCCGGCTTACAAGGCTGGTGGCAAATCAGCCGAGACAATGCTTGAGGAGATTCGTCTGCGTTACGACTGGGCTGAGTTGGATAACGCCAGTAAGCAGGCATCAAAAGAAGCGTTGATGAAGAAGGAAGGTTGGGACACGATGACGTGGGAAGAGCAGAAGCAGATGGGGCTGATGGATCCTTTCTTGTATGCAGTGCCTACTCGTGAGCGGACTTATATCGGACAGCTTGAAGCAATCACACCACGCAATGAGCGGACATACGTTGGGCAGCTTGAACCGATCTCTCTTGGCGATGAGTTGTCAGAGGGAGTGTTGGTTGAAGCTTTGGCTCCTGAGCCTGTAGCCAAGCCAAAGGCACGAACCAAAGCGAAGCGAAAGCCGAAACCAAAACCAGATCTCACACCTGAAGAGCAAGAGCTAAAGCGGATGAAGGACGCAAGCGCCAAGGTTAAAAAGCAATTGAGCGAGGATGAGCAAGAGCTTGCCAGAATGCTCAAACAGCAGGAGATTAACTGCAATGCCTGAATGCCCTGAACTCGCCGCAAAGATTGCGGCAATGCAAGAAAAGATTGCAAAGCAAAAAAAGGTTGATCGTGCTCTTGATGCAACGCTGAAATCAGAACCAGAGGCAGAGGGCGGCACGCCAAAAGAAAAGAAGCCGCGTGCCAAGTTCAAGATGATGGATGGCACAACGTCTTACGCAGACCCAGAAGTCTTTGCGAAAGATCTTGACAGCATGACTGCCAGGCTTGGGGAGGATGAACTAAAGAAAACAGTTCAATCTATCTTCGACAATAAGATTACGCCAAGGGGAGAAGTTGGCTTAAACATCAACTACAAAGATCTTGATTTCAATGAAGAGAACTTAAATCAAGCTCTTGTGATGATGGGGGCAAGACGAGCAGCGACAAAGGGCGGCCAAGACTTAATGATGCAATTCACTGCTGAAGTTGCAACAGAAGAGTTTATGGCTCAGCTGACTTTGCAAGGCGGGAACCCAGAGGACATGCTGGCCAGTCTTTCAAGAGATGCAAAGAAAGTTGCCAACCTTCCATTAGCAATGGTTCAGTCAAAACGATTGAAGATGGATTCTTCAAGAAAGCTGGCTGATGAGCTGACTCAATACGCTGGGCAAATTAAAGAAGGCGGCATTGGGGTTACGGATAGACAGAAGGCAGGGCTTCTCAACATGACTAGATTTGCCATTGCATTTGAAGAGCTTGATGCAACTCTCTCGCGCAAAGTTGGTCAAGCGTTGCGAGCGCGGCAGTTTCGAGGCAAAGAAATAGATGTTGACGGATTGCTTGGCAAAGTTACATACGACGGCAATGAATCTTTTGCGGCATTGCAAGAGGGCAGCCTTGCCTCACAAATCTTGAAAGCAATTGAGACCGGAGATGCTGCATCTTTAGAGCGAGTGGCAAGAGCGAAGCGTCTTGGCGCTGACTCAGGAGCAAGCCTGACCGAGCCAAACTTCTTCACGCAGTTGCGCTTGCTTAATTCTTACAGGAAAGGAAATCTATTCTCTTCCCCTGCAACTTTCATCCAACGCAATGTGGTGTCAGGTGCTTTGGTCAATGCCAGCTACATGATGGAAGATGTCTATGAAGGTGCTTTCCGTGTTGGTGCCAGAGATGGATTCAAGGCTGCACAGTATGCGTCCGCTCAAACGTATCAAGGGTTTAGTTCTGCATGGTCAAATGCAATGGCAAGTCTGACAAAAGGGGAAGCAACATTTACTAGAGCAGAACTAAAGGAAGGTGTTGATATTCAATCTCTTCAAAATCGCAAGCAGGCTGAGTACGACAGACTTAACTATTCATGGGACAAAGTTGTCGGTGCTGATCGTGGCATTGCCCCTGGCAATGTTGTCGCGACAATGAACCTGCTTAACTCAGGCGCTCGTATTGCAATTGGCAGCATTGTTGAAAAGATCCCAGGCGCTAGAAAATCAACAGCTGGTTACTCGCCTTCTTTCTCGCTGCTTGCCGCAGGTGATGAGATCAATCGCACGATGGCGTTTCAGTGGAAGTCCAGCCATGAGTCATACCTTCAAGCCGTAGAAGAATGGAATGAACTTGCCGACACTGCAGGTCGTTCAAAGTCTGATTGGGTTGCTAAGCGAACCAATGAGCTAGTTGATAAAGCGGTCTTCAAGGGGGCAATGACTGATGACGAGTTGGCAAAACTTCGACGGACAATTGGCGCAAAGCAATACTCCGACATGAGCAATGAGACCTTGCGTCTCAAGCTGATGAATGATCAGAACGGAATGCCAAATCCGATGAGTGCTGCAGGGAAGGCAGGCTTAGAGCGTGGCGCGGACGTGACGTTTACTCAGAAGCTGAAGGATCCAGTGCTGGGTGGTGTGCAACAGATGCGGCAAAACCCAATCGTTGGCTGGATGGCTCCTGTCTTTCAAACTCCAATCAATGGATTGAAGTGGACTGTTAGCCGTGACCTGCTGTTCAACATTGCCGACAGCTTGAGGAGAGAAAGCATTCAAGGCATGGCAAAGGTCAAGGGCAAAGAACTGCCTTACACCGGCCAGCAAATGGCTAAGGACAGAGCGCGGGCATTGCAATCTGTTTTTATTGCAACAGCAACACAAGCTTTATGGCAAGCCGGACTGTTTACCGATGGTGGCCCGTTTAATCCTGAGAACCGCAAGCTGACAAATAGCAAGATCCCTCCTTATTCATTCAGCTTGGGCGGGACAGCAGCTCTTGGTTTCTCAAAGCTTCTTTTCCCTGGCGCATCAATTGACCTAGTTGATCTGATGGGGCTGCAGGCTGATGTGATGCGAGCTTTCAGCGAAGGTGTGATGACTGAAGGTGACCAGAACAGATTGATGAATGGAATTACACAGGCTTACGCAAGAGCTGTTGAAAACAAAAACTCTCTTAGCTCGGTGTTGGATATTCTTTCGGCGTTAGGTGGATTGGCACAGGGAAGGGAGGTGCAGTGGGGCCGGATCATGCGCAGCAACATGAACGGCATTCTTCCTTTGTCCGGTCTGCTGACATCTGGATCGCGTGGCTTCACTGATGCAGATCTGATTGCCACTGACCGCAGGCAGATGACGCCAACTGAATTGGAGGCCATTGGCAAAGATCCAAACTATGCACTGTTTGAGGACTTCGCTCAGACTGTTGCTCGCGGGTATCCGTTGCTTGGATTGCCTGGTGCAAAGCTGCGTCATCGGGATTGGATGGGACGCGAAAGGCAGAAACCTTTTGGCTTGCCTTGGGATGCAACTTCCCCATTCGCTCCAATTGTTATTAAAGACAAGCCACTTGACCAATGGTTGGTGAAGCATGGCTTTGGTGGTGTGCCCAACTCCGATGGCAGGCTGGGTTCTAAAGAGTTGGGCACTGGCAATTTTGCAACGATGAGTGTTGAAGAGGAGAACGACTATCGGGAAAACATGTGGTCATCCAAGGGTGAGATACCAGCCGAGATGATCCTTGGCCAGTCCAATACCTTTATCAGCACAGGGTTTTATCAGTACGACGTCAACCGTTTCGTTCAAGGCCGAACGCTAGAAGAAGCCTTGACATCACTGAGTGTTGACCCGTCTTACAACGCTGATCTGAATACACCGAACAGCCCATCGTTGACACAGAACATGGGTGACCCGATAAGTGAGCGGTCTCTATCGCAACGCAAGCAAGGGCAAAAGGGTAACGACCCCCGCCAGGTTTACAAGGTCTATAACGCGATCGTGAATTACTACAGCTGGCATGGTGCGCAACGGATGATGCAGCTGCATCCTGACTTTGCGAAGAAGGCAATGGCCAACCAGCAAATAAAACAAAAGGCAGGAATAGAAGATCTCATGGCAACACCCCTGGGGCTGTCTCGCCAGTAAACACGCTCTACACTGAGGTCTGCACAAGTGCAAGCTTGACGAATGACGTTTTACTCGGCAGACATAGAACCCGGTAACGGCGTTAAGCAGACCTTTGGCCTCACCTTTGATTACGTCGATAGAGATAGCGTCTACGTTTATCTGATCGAGAATGTTGACGGGTCTTTTGTAGAGCTGACTGTCGTCACGTCAGGCAGTCCTGGCCCCGGTGAGTACATCTGGGACTCAGACGTGCAAATAAGGCTTGGGGATGTCCCCAGTGCTGACCAGTCAGTCAAAATTCAACGGCGGACGCTGCTTAGCCAGCAGGAAGTGCAATGGCAAGACGGCAGTTACATCATTGCGAAGGACTTAAACACCAGTGAGAAGCAATCGCTTTACCTGGACCAAGAGCTGCATGACTGGCTAAATGAAATCACTGGCGGCGGGGCTGGCCCTGGTGACTTTGTAGATCTGGACAATCTCGGTGATGTCACGATCACCAATCCAGAGGACAAAGATGTCCTGAGGTACAACGACACGACAGATCAATGGGAGAACACTCCCAGCCGGACGATTGCTGATCAGCAGGCCCAGGCCCCACCGTGGGATGACAACGCGCAGGCAACAGCAGGGGCAATTGCTGAACGCCATGACAACTTTGTCAGCCCAACGCTGCCCGGTTCGTCTGTCAATCAGCCTGGTCGCTTCTGGTTTCAAAACGATCAGACCAAGACCCTATGGGTTTGGGATGGGACTAACTGGGTGTCGTTGGTCAGCGACGCACTCACTCCAACGATCTATCCAAAAATCATTTACGTCGATGCAACTAACGGCGAGGATTTCAACGATGGCCACCAGCTAATCAAGCCAAAGAAAACAATTAAGGCTGCTGTTGAGCAGGCCAATGCTGATACTGTTTACGGTGATGGCAGCATCATCGTTTGCTCTGCTGGTGTTTACCAAGAAGAGTTGCCGATAACGATCACTGCTCAGAACTTGAGCATTGTTGGCCAATCAATCCGCTCGGTGTTCGTACATCCAACAAGCGCAACTGAGCTTAAGACGATGTTCCTTTGTGATTCGGGAACATACATCAACGGGTTTACCTTTGCTGGACTGAAGGCAGCAGGGGCAAGGGGCGGCGCTGGATCAATTGACCCTGACCCAACCTATGGTTTGCCTGGGCAGCAGGGGTGGGTGGCTGCATTCAGACCAAATAGTTTTATTAGAAAAAGCCCTTACATACAGAACTGCACCAACTTCGCAGATCACGATATTGATAACGATAACTTTGATCCTAATAACATCAGCGGTGGTGACACGACATCACAGCCAACAGGTGGAGGGATACTTATTGATGGCAGAACTCCAGCAGCTAACAGCCCACTACGGTCGTTTGTAGTTGACGCCTTCACGCAAATCACGCTTGATGGGCCTGGTGTGCTGGCTACGGGGAACGGGTACGGGCAGCTAGTCAGCTTCTTCGGGACGTTCACCCACTATCATGCCAAAGCCCTTGGCGGCGCACAACTAAACCTATCCAATTGCACCACAGACTTTGGTCGTTATGGATTGATTGCTGATGGCAAGTCTGATACCCCGGTGTTTACCGGAGCAGTTAAAACAGCAGCAGCAGCAGGCAGTGAGTTCATTGAGATCCATAGCTTCACGGTTGGCACTGGATGGGCACCGCCACGAGTGATGGCACCAGCGGATCACATGGTCGTTGAGGTCAACAACGTTCTATATCCGATCCTTAAGTCAGACCCAATTGATCCGGCTGACTTAAGCCAGGGCTATACGGTTCAGATCTTTACTCCTGGGCCTGGTGCCACCAGCTCGACGCTATCGCAAGTCTTTCAAAACCAAGGATTGATTGAGGCAGCAGCGCCTCCGCTAACAGTCAGCTTTTACCTTCAGTCGTACATCAGCACTGGTGGTCATACATTTGAGTTCACCGGTAGCGGGACGGATTACAGGGCTCACCCAGACTTTGGAGGTGTCCCGAATCAAGCCAATCAAGTTATTGAAATTGGCGGTGAGTTGCCTGCTGTTGCACCAAACCCCAGCCGTCAGCGTTACCTAAACGGCGGACGTGTATGGCAATCATCTACTGATGAGAACGGAAACTTCACTGTTGGCGAAACGTTTTCCGTCAATCAAAAGACTGGTGCGATTTACATCCTGCCTGATGCAGTTCTTCAGCCAGGGTTTGAAGTTAGGGACGACATTGATATGCGGGGGTACAAGATCTATCAGAACCCCGCAACTGCTGGCGTTAATGCACCGCTGCAACTGCAACCAGCAGGAGATGGCGACATCATCCTGGGGACAGATGAGGTTGATGCTGATGGCAATCGAGTCAATCCAGCAGCGATAAGGGCACCGGTATTAGAAGCCCAGACTGATGGTCGTAACTATCCAGTCGTTACTCAAGAGGATCTTGGGTATGACCCTAACGAAGTACCTGTTGCAGGACTGTTAGGCAAGTTGGCATTTAGCGATTCAGCTCCTGCTGTTAGTTCTACACAAAGTGCACCGTTATCTAATGAGCTGACGTTCTCAGTGTCAGGGACAACTCTGACAATTTCATACCAGCCCACTAGTGGTGGCGCTGTCCAAACCACAACCCTGACACTCTCCTAATCATGTCTATTAGAAACCTTTACCCAAAAGCCAGACCACAGACTATCTATAACGTTATCAATGGTAGGCCAGAGTTACCAGCAGCTAGTACGTTTAGTAGAGCTTCTGAAGCTACTTATGTGGACAGTGCTGGAATTATTCAGACTGCTGCTGTTGATGAGCCTAGGTTTAACTATGACCCTGAGACTGGTGAGTTCTTAGGATTGATGTTGGAACAAGCGGGTACAAATTTCAGGCCTTATTCCGAAGATCTTGCCTATAGAGGTTCGGGTGATGGTTGGACTTCTGGAGAGAGTTCTTGGACCGTACAGAACAGTACAGCTTACGGGCCTGGTGGCACGGGAACTTATACACAAATCGAAGCTATTAGTGGAGGAACTAGTGCGTTTGGGGGTAAAACTTACATGAACGCAGCCACCAATGAAGATACAACAATTAGCATTTACTACAAAAGAGTTAATTGCGACTATGTTTGGTTCGCTAAGCAATTACGACAATCAGGATTTAAATCTGCTTATTTTGACTTAAACCTTGTAGAAAGCTATTTGAACAAAGACGCCCCTGGCTACAAAGCACCTACCGAAGATTGCACAATTAAGGCTCTTGGTGATGATTGGTTTTATTTGCAGTTCACTTGCACAGAAGATGACAATGGTGGCTCTGAGCGAATGTATCTCTTACCACTTAAGGAAAAGTTTCCTACAACTAGTGGGGGCGGGGTGCCAACAGTTGTGCTGACGGATGAGCGTTTTTCTGCATGGGGAGCGCAAGCTGAAAAAAATACTAGAATTAGCAGTTCATATATTCGTAACGATGGCACTAATACCTCAGTAACAAGATCACCTGAGGCCTTCTCCCTAACCACATCCGATAACTTCGACAACGGATTCTCACTACTGCTTGATTCAGAGACAACCACAAAAGACTTTATTTATAAGGTCAAAGCAAGTGGGGTAACGATTGCTGAGCTGAATAATGCCAGCGGGACGTTGGACTGGAATATCAACGGTCAATCAGCCGCAATCAATGGAGAGTATCCACAGGTTGGTGCTATTCAGCCTGGTCGTGTAAGGACTGTTAGCTCATTTGGTGCTGCTGATGGCACGACTCAAGTCAACTATCTCTATACAACAGGCTTGTCGTTCCCAACGAATGCCATTGTTGCCCCTGGTGCTGATGAACTTGAGTTTGGACCAGGGCAGACGCTGAAGGCTGTTTATCTATGGAACGGACAGCTCAGTAATACTGAAGCCGTGTCTGTTATCAAAGGTGAGTACAACATCGTTCCTAATGAGCCGATCAAGGCTGACTCTTATTCCTTCGTCTATGACACTGATCCAACGAATGTAGGAGAGGCAACAATCACGCTGCCTTACATCGTCCCTACGGTATCGATGAGAGTGTATTGGGGTGACGGCACTAACAGCGCCTATGAACAGGGCGTGACTCCTTCACATACCTATCCTTACCCTGGTCAATATCGCATTCAGATTGAAGCTGATGATGGGTTTGATGCGGCGAGGCTTGGTGGTGGTATAAGCAGTGTTATTCGAGGTGTTGATCAATGGGCACCGCAGTTTAGGGTTGGTGCTAGTGGCACTGGGTTTACTGGTGAAGGTATTAATGCCCTTCTAAAGAGTCAACTCACACTCGAAGTAATACCACCGTTCAAATACACAGACCTGACAGATACAAGGGCTGCATTCGAGAGTTGTAAAAGAGTTATAGGTGACACTGTTGACTGGGTGCCTACAAACCTCCAGAAAGCCCAGAAAATAGGCAAAATGTTCTACAACTGTTGGCAAAGCACAAGTGATAGCTCTGCGCTGGCTAATTTCCCTACGCTTCAAACTTCAGATGATCTAGTTTCTATGACGTACTTGTTTACTAATACCAGAATCAGATCATTTCAGAATGACACTCCACTTACAAATACTTCAAGCGTTACTTCGTTTAGCAATGCGTTTAGGAATTGTAGTCTTACTAATATTATATTAGATACATCAAACGCAACTGACCTACAAAGTGCCTTTGCTGAGAATTCGTTTGTATCTTTTCCAAGTCTTATCACTAATAATGTTGAGAACTTCTCAGGTACTTGGCAGGATTGTTCGTCTTTAACTAGCTTCCCGCAGATTAATACAAGTAGTGGTACTAACTTCACAAGTGCTTGGCAGGGTTGTTCTAACTTAACTAGCTTCCCATCGCTTGATTTTGGTAATGCTATAGAAATGCAGGATACATTTAGATATTGCTCATCTCTAACTACACCGCCGATTACAGCTTTTGCGTCTTCTGTTACTACTGTTTCTACGATTTACGATCAATGCTCTTTGTTGTCCGGCACTCATACTTTTAGTGGAGCAGGGATTACAAGTATGATTGCCTTTGCTC